AATTTCATGACGTCGCTGCGGACCCGGCGTTTTCGCCCAAGCACGGTGTAGGGGATCTGTCCCCTGTCGCACCTGTTACTGATCCATTTTTCATTGACATCTTCGAGACCTTTGCTCCGCAGAAACTCCACTGCCTGCGGGATCGTCCATAGCTGAATATCCATCTGACTCTCTCGATCAATTTGACTGTCATCATTACTATCGCATGTCAGGATTTCTGTCAAATCGGAACTGAGACAAGGTAAACAATATGCGGAACATATGCGCATACGCGGTTTTCGTATGCGCATACGGCCTAAAATATGCAGTTTTTGAGGGTTCTGGATGCATACGGAGGGTGTCTGAGGCAGAAAAAGTGTACCATATGGTCCAGCATTTGGGCCTATTTTGAGGAGGCCCAAATCTGTAAGTCGTTGATTTTATTTGGTTTTTGAGAATGGTGCCGCTTACGTGACTCGAACACGTGACCCCGTCATTACGAAGATTTGACAGAATTTCTAACCTATTGATTTCATTGGACTTTTTGTCTTACATATGCAAGAATATGCACCACAGGGGTTTTTAATTAATTCGCTATGTGCATTATAGCGTCATTCGTTCTGTCTGAACAGGAGAAAATATGCCCTCCAAACGAGAAACCACCACAAAAAGTGGCGAAGTCACTGTGAGCTACATCGTCTATTACAAGACCGAGGAAGGCAAACGAACCAGTCGTGCGTTCTCTCAGAAGGCAAAGGCAATTGCCTTCGAAAGGGTGTGTAAGGGACAACCGAAAAAGCAGTCAGCACGAACGATGGCTAGAGGTCATGCAACCCTACGATCCATCGCAGAGGACTACATCAGCGAAGGCATAATTGGGATTGACGGTGGCGATCCTTGGCGCTCGAACACCATCATCAACACACAACGTCGATTGAAGAAGCTGGGGGAGTTCATCGACCTGGACACCCCTTTGCGGATCATCACATCGCATACCATGAAGTCTCTCCGGAGAGACATTCAAGGCTCAGACATCGCCAGGTCAACACAGGTGTCCTTGTGGGGCTTCGTCAAAGCCGTCTTCAAGTTTGCGGCCTTGGAGGGTATCATATCGAACGATCCCACACACGGCTTGATGCTACGCAGATCGCGCCGTGTGGGCGTCGGTGAGGAGAAGGTGGAGGCATACACCAAGAAGGAGGTCGAAGCTCTTGTACGGACCGCTCAGGCGCTTTCTGTGTCATCCAATCTGAAGAAGAGGAGAGCGCATCAGTTCACCTGGCTCATCGCCCCTCTTCTGTTTGAGACCGGGATGCGGATCAGTGAGCTGCTGGCGTTGGAGTGGAATAATGTCGATCTGGTTGATGGCGTGCTCCACATCCGTCAGTCGTTCGGACGGGGTGACAAAGATCTACAGGAGGTGAAGGCATTGGCATCTCACCGGAGCCTGGTCATATCGTCCGGAATGATTGAGGAGTTGAAAACCTTGAAGGAGCGTGGAACCAAGTTCCTCTTCGAGACCTACAACAGGACGCCCTTGAGTTATCACAACGCCTTGCACTGGTGGTACCGACTGCAGGATGCAGCAGGCGTCAAGCGCGGCGGATTTCATAAAGCCCGGCACTATTATGCATCACGCCTGATCGAGGCCGGTGTCAATGCCAAGGTGCTGACGACTAACCTGGGGCATGCGGATGTCGCCTTTACGCTGCAGGTTTACGGGCATCTGTTTGACGACAGGGATACGAGGGATAGCAAGCGCCAATTGGCTGAGGATCTTTCAACCCTCAGCCTCTAGGTTTCCTGCGTCGATCTCAGCCTGGAAGTCTTCAAGGACCTTCTCGATGGCGTCCATGTTGCCGGAGCATTCGCGGATGTAGCGCTTGAGCTTCACCACATAGGCGGCAGCCGCACGTTGATCGTAAGGCTGTGCCGGTGGCAGCGGTACGCCGTCGACGGTCTTTTCATCCCCGCACACCAACAGGCTGTCAGGCACTGAAGGCGAGATGACGATGACGTTGCGCTCAGTTGTTGCGCAGGCAGAGAGTGCCAGAGATAGCACGACAGAGAACATCGTCGACCGGATACTGGTTTTCTTCGTCGGGCGCATTTAGCACCTCCTGTAGTTGATCGTTGTAGATTTGCTGTTCACGGCGCCATTCGATCTGGCGTTGTTCCAAGGTCCGCTGGACGCCTTCCATGAGAGCGATTGTGGTCTGCTTGGAAAGCACTTCGTCCTTCAGGCTCTCGACCTGCGTGAGGGCTGCTGTGAGGTCTTCGTTCACACTCGACAGGCGCCACTGCGAGTACGCAAAGGCACCCGCCAGAGCGACAATGACCAGCACCATGCCGATCTGCAGATACTTGTCGAAGAAGCCGGTGATCGAGCTGATCAGATTACCCATAGGTCTTTTCCTCTTTGTGCTGTTCGATGTCCTCAGGATCGCGACCATCGGTCAGGGCGGTGCGCTTGTGGTCGCCGTAAGCGCGGACACCCTTGCCGATGTTGTGAAGGATCTCGGAGCGGTCCATTGTGGTGGTGAACAGGAAGCCGATGACCAACAGCTCGATGATGCCAAAAGACCCATCGACGGTTCTCTCCGCGATGGGGCCTTCGACACCGAAGTAATTCATGGCTGTGATCAGGGAGGCGAAGAGTGCCGTGTTCGTGAAGACGAAGATCGTCCGACGAGTGGCAGCTCGACGCTGGTTTACTCCCTCGTGAGGTAGCGGCTGCTGACCCATCCTTCTTTCTCTCCGTCGTAACTGACACGCATCCAGCCTCCACTCTGCTCGACCGACTGCACGTGATCTCCCCTCGACAAGCCGCCGATGACGCTCCAATTGGTGCCTGGACCGGCGCGGACGTTGAGCGATGAGACATCGACCGTGTAGTCGCGGACCGGTAGCGGTTCGTCATCGCGCTGCTTTCCGAGGAGGTCGACAAACGACTTCATCGGAAAGGCCGGGCCTGGGTCCGTCTTCCATCCGCGAGTGTCGATCTCTTCGTGGCTGCAGATGCCTTCGATCTGATAGTTCTTGACGAGCGCTTCCACGATCTCCCGACCGGCATCCAGTTGGGTCTTGGTGTAGACAGGCCAATAGAAGTCGCCACTGCCGACACGCGGATGCGGAGCGATCACATAGTCGTCGAACTTGTTGTCCGGTACCTTATTGCCATAGGCATCGAGCAATCCGCTGTTCGTCTTGCGCAGGTAGCCGATGTTGACAAATTCGATTCCGATTGAGTGTGAGTTCAGATTGCGAACGCCGTCGAAGACGCTCGGACCGGCGTGCCAGGCCTTCTTGTTGAAGGGCATCATCTGGGTGATCTTCCCGGCCCGGTCGACAACCAGGTGGGCCGACACCTTCGACGCGGGACTGCGGAATGTGTTGATCGCCGATTTGCCGTTGTAGCCAGCCGTGTAGTGCAGAACGATGAAGCGAGGCTTGATTGTTCCGCCCCCGTTGGGGCTTTGAATGAAGTCAGCGCCAACGAGCTTGTGATATTTGATGTCCATTTGGATTTCTCCGGTCGTTATTTTTGACCATTATGCCATAAAAAACGACCGGAGTCTCAGTGGCTCACCAAAAAAGTTAGATATTCTGTCCTTTGTTGATCAAGGGACGTTGAAAGTCCGCTCTTCCAGCGATGTCCAGGCTGCTTCACCTGTCACCGTCATGACCGTTGTCCAAGAACCACCGAAGTCTTCGCTCTTTTCGAGGGTGAAGGTCTCAGGCGCAGCGAGGGATGACGTAGACGAGCGGGCCATGATGTAGACCTGGGCTACAGTCTTCGCAGTGTCGAACCCGTAGTAGAGTAATCCAGGAAGCCCGTTCTTGCCCCAGTTGGTTCCTGTATCACCATCGAAAGCCTTAGCGGCATTCTCAGATGTGGTCCATTGTCCATTGGCGACAGCGAAGCCGCCAGTCATTGCCTCTGGGGTATCCACCACAGATCTGAATTCCACCTCCTGGACGCCGACCGAAGAGTTGTTGTCCGTGTCGGTGATGTTGAGCCTCCACCAGACCGCGCCCAACTTGTAGATGCGAAGCTGGCTGGACTCCCAGGAGGTCTGGTTCTGCACCTGCAGGATGTTGGTCCATCCGCCGACACCATCGGACTTCTGAAGGATCGGATCGACCGGGGCGCTTTGGTAGTTGAGGCCGTCATTCCTTGCCCGCAGCGCGAAGCCTCCAAGGTTCTGAGGGCTAGGGAATACGATCTGGACCCAGGCGACGTTGCTGGTGATGTCTGTCGGCCCAGCCCACCTGGTGCTTGGATCTCCATCGAATGCCTTGTCTACACTCTCGGACGTGCCCCATTCGGAACTTGCAGACAAGGTTGCTCCTGCGACGGACACAGGAGATCCAGCGATGTCGTAGAGGGTGATCTCAGCCAGACCAATTGTGCGACCTCCACTGACCACCTCAGGAGTGGTCATATAGATCCGCCAAGTGGTAGAGGCGTCCGGATCGACCGGGCCTCCACCAAGATGCGCAGTGATCGAGGCGGCTGATACGCCTGCCAGGAGACCCAACATTAGATCGCCTCCAGGTCGCCGGTCAGATCCCATTCGTTGGTTCCGACCTTGATCAGTGTTGCGGTCGATCCCTGTTTGCGGAGGTTCAGCGTCTCAGGCGTGTTGACCGTCACACCAGTGTCTTCAACCACCGTCATCTGACCGGCGCCGACCTGGCGCAAGGTGATGATGGTACCGACGTCGAATGCCACAGAGGCATTGGCAGGAACCGTAAGATCATTGGCGCTGGCGTTGTCCACGCGGACGTACTTTCCAGCATCTGCAAGGACCAGGGTGTAAGAGGCCGATTGATCGTTGATCGAGGCAACACCCTCGTTTTCCCACGAGACAGCGTAGTCGTCGCCACTGATCTTCTTTAGGACCTGGCCGGTGGTTCCGCCCTTCGGCAGATAAGGTGTCGGCGGCAGAGGGATCACGTTCCACTGCAGGATTGGATAACCGGTGTCATCGTACTCGAAGAACGGCACATAGTTCGTACCATCGTCCGAGTATTCCAAACGGAATTGGGTCATCAGGTTGCTGCCGGACTCCTTCTGGTAGAAGGCGAAGGCAGCGATAGCCTGCTCGTTTCCAACCCCGAAGTCCCAGCCGATCACCTTCTCACCACCGGAGAGGCTGCCAGAATCCCAGTCGGTGTTGACGTTGTTGTCGAAGGCCGCACTCGGAGTGTTGACCGGAGAGAAGGCACTACCACCTTCCGTGTCGGTCAGATCGTTTCCGAGAGCGTCCTGCAGCTCAATGCCTGAGATGCGGATATAAGGGTTTCCGGTCGATGCACCGACAACAGCAAGACGCCAGTAGCGGTGGGGATCGTACTCAGCGCCCGGCCCGCCAGAAGCGCCTCCAGCGACCCAGCGCTCCAGAGAGGAATTCCAGACAAGGGTAGCGCCTGAGTCCGGCGTTCCGGGGAGTTCGACGTCGTCTAGGTCACCCAGGTTCTCGCGCTTCTTCAGGTAGAGCGGATGCGTCGAGGAGTTCGTGGTCTCCACCAGGTTTGTCCAGGTCCAGATCTCGACTTCCCATGCCTCATACCAGGTCACACCATCGTCGGAATATTCGACGACGCCGGAAGTAGGCTGATTGTCGTTCGCCGTGCTGCCGACCGTGACGTCGATGTGAGTGATCGCGACCGGCGAAGCGAACTGATATCCAATCCAGTGGTTGCTCGTCGATACCGTACCCACGTCGCTGGTCCACTTGGTGGCGACGTTATCGTCATATGCATTGGCGACGACATCTCCGCTGTAGTGGCTGCTCTCCAGGGCCGTGCCGCCAGTCGTCAAACGAATGCCCGCAGGATCGCTCCGCATGTTCAGTTCATTGATGCTGACGAAGCTACCATCGATCTTCGCGGTCTTGACCACAAAGCGCCAGTATTCGTGTTCGCCGTTCGGCTTCGGGCCGACTGACGAGCTGTTGCTGATGGCTGCACTGTTGGAGATAATCATCACAGAGGTGCCATCCGAGTGGAGTACACAAACAGCTTGTGCCGGGACGTTGGCGCTACCAATGCCGCTGATCACGATCAGGGTTTCGGAGCTGGCGCGATTGTCGATCACGTAGGTGCGTGTGCGGGTCGGGACAGTGAGTGTCGATCCGAAGGCAACATTTGTCGTGCGGAACGTCATGTGCCGCACGAAGTCCACATCCGGCAGAACAAGGTTGCCATTGTCCATGTCGACCGTCACGACATCGTTCATCGCACGTTCAAGGTAACCGACCATCGAGTTGATGGTGTCTTCCTTCGCGGCCTGGGATGTGGCGAGCAGCGGGATGTCCAGGATTGGTGAGTTTGCCATTCTATACTCCGATCATTGAATACTTGAGGGTCAGTCCGTGTGGGTAGCCATAACCAACGGAGGCAGACATTTGATGGATCACGACAGTGATGTCGGACGAGGAAGAGATGCTGACCCCAGAGAGCGTTGCATCAGTGAGCGTTACTGTCGGAGATGTCAGAATATCTGACTTCCAGACGTACAGAGAATCGTCGTTCGGGTCCCAGGTCTTGGCGTCGTAGGGTCCGTCGAGGAGGAAGACGACGTACTCTTCGCTTTCCTCGTTCAGTGGCACCGCGCCGGTTCCATTCTTCAGAGATCCGCCAAGGCGTGTTGCCCGCGACCACTGGAAGGTGACGTCCCCATTGCTCTGGTTGGTGCGGCGAACGTCTCCGACCGGCAGAGGTCTTTCGGTACCACCCATAAGCTTCCGCTGCCTGGAGGCAACGAAAGGCGCCAGAGGATTGCCGGTGTTGATGATGTAGCTCTGCGTCTCGTTCAGGTAGGTCAGATCTTCTCGACCGAAGAGGACGGCGTTTTCCGCATAGACGATCCATTCATCGTTGAAGCCGTGCCGGTATGCCGCATCGATTGTGCCGCGATGACCTCGGATCAGGCGAGAGATGGAGATCGTGCCGTCAGCATTTTCGACCACATCCTTGAAGAGGATGATCTCATCGCCGATGATGATCATATTGTTGGTCGAAGGCCATTCTGCATCCGGGATCGATTCCCACGAGTAGATCACCTCCGGTTCATTGAAGTCGAAGGTCGGCCAAAGGTTGATGACCGTTTCGGTGTCTTCGATATTCCATCCGTTGGCAGGAGGAGGCACAAGCCCCTTGACCGTACCCCAGACGGCGTCGATCTGAGTGAACCCCTCGGACAGCCAATTGCTGTCATCGAATTTCGACTGCAGGATACCGAAGTTGAAGCCTGGTTTGGTCGCACCGGCAGCCCAGTAGAAGCCGAAATCTGCATTCGCTGACTCGTGTGAATCTTCGATGTAAGGCAGATCGCGGACCAGCGGATAGGCAAAGTCGGTGGTGTTGTTTTCCTGAGGCACCAGTCCCTTCGGTGGAATGGTCGTCGCCGTGTGCTCGTAGCTCTGCGACAGGCTCGACACACTGAACACCTCAAGCTCCATGTTGGCGCCAAGGGTGATGTCGGTGACGCGGCACTCAATCCGGCGACCGTCCTTGAGGTTGATCGCCACCACGTCACCGGGATCGAGAGCGAGGAAGTCGCGAGGCAGGCGGAATTCCTGCGTCGTGCGTTCTGACCATGCGGCATACAGGATGCGCTTCGCCATCGACTTCGCGTCGTTCGACAGGAGGGCCATGTTGAATGTCACTTCCAGGTGCTCCCTGGTCGACATTACCGGCAGAGGCCCGCCAGGACGCTTGAAATACTGAGATCCGGTCTCGTAGTCGTTCTTGGCGTCATAATAGGTGACAGTCACGCGCTCCGGCAGCTCCAGCTCCTGCTGGATGGTCTCAGCGAGACGTTCATTGTCCGTCCCGATCTCCGACTCGACAACGCCGAGCAATTGCTCTTCGATCTCCATGACCGGTGCGCCGCCGCGTGATTTGAAAATCAGCTCGTTGTCGGACTCTGTGCAGTCGAACTGGAAGACGTCTGCAAGCTCTTCCAAAGGAGTGCGTGCGGCTGTCGGCTGCTCGATCATGTACCCGATCAGAGGCTCTTGTGTCTCGATGCCATTGGTACGGATACGCGATTCCTCAATGCCAACTTGTGTGGCAATGTCTACCACGATCTCCGCCAGATCTACCTTGTGCTGGACCTTTCGATCCTGGTAGATGATGGTCGGCTTGACCTCTCCGTCATCGTTGTAGAACCCGATCATGGCATCGCGTTCGGACCAGTAATAGCGGGCGCCGACGCCGTATTCGACCGAGACATCATCCGCCCTGGTGTTCTGAACCTGGATCTCCTCCAGACGGAAGTCGATCTTGAAGGACATCTCCTGACCTTCGATGGTCCATCCGTTGGTGTTGATGTATGTCGGAGGCGACTTGAAGCCACCAAGGTAAATGTTGCCAGCACCCTGGTTGACATCGAAGGGCTGCTCCCACAGTAGCTCACCACTCTGCAGGTCGAATTTCAGCGCCCAATGCTGACCCCCAGCATTCCGTGCAATTGCACCGATGCACTGTGCGCCAGCGATATAGGACATGTCTGCGAAGGTGACGATACCGTGCTTGTTCGGCACGTCAGGCCAGATCGCAATGAATTCCTCTTCGTGATTGACGTAGTCAGCCTCGTTCGGAATGAAACCAGATTTGGGGACTTCGAGAGACGCCCCATAGACAGAAATCTGCGTTGCTCCGCCATAATCCGTCGAGGTGAAGATGACAGCCCTATCGCTACCCACAGGACCCTGACGGTAATTGGTGCGGCGACCATCGGAGTTGACCTCACCGACCTTGTTATAGTCCTTGTTGAAGATGTGCATCTTCCCAAAGACCTCAGGGATACCGGTGAGAGGTTCGGGCATTTCGGCAGGGTTTTGTCCGATCAATGGTACGGCACCGGTGGGTGCCAGGAGACCATCCCAGATGTTATCGAGGATGTTACCTGACCGTCCCCACGACTTGATGATGCGACCATTGGAAGGGTCCATGAAATAGATCGGGCTGTAGTTACCGGCGAACCGATACAGGACAACGTCTCCAGCCGGTGTCGCACCAAACTCAGACATGAATTCGATGTCGTCTTCCGTGATGGTCTTGTAGCCGCCGAGCATGGGCGTATTCGTTACCGGATCTGTTTGCCCGGTGGGTACTTCCTGAGGTAGCAGATCCTTATAACGATACTGCTTCACCTCGGTTCTCGATTTCAGATCCCAGATACGCAGCCAGCGGTCTCCAGCGTCGTCGATGCCGCTGAGGAAGAGGTTTTCGCGGACTGGATCGAAGAACGGAGATCCTGTGTTCAATGTCTGCCAAGTGATCGGTGGGGTCTTGTTCGAGAATGTCAGGATCTGTGGCTTGCGATCAACGCGAGAAACAACTTCAGCCGTGATCGTCGGGATGCGGTTGCCGAAGTCCTCAAGAGCGAAATCGATGAAGATGAGATAGCAGAGATCGCGGTAGGCCGGAACGGTACCGGCGCCTTCTCTCTGCTCCATGAATGGATCTGGCAGTTGCATATCGTCACCAGGGTAGAAGCGCCAGGCGAAGCGACCGGAGGCGCCTCCACGTCCCTTCTTGCCACCGGCCTGCTTCTGTCCTCGCTTGCCGGAGTTTTCGTCATCCCGGCGAGAGAAGCCAGGTCCGACGATATCCGGATCGTCTGGATTGAGCTTATTGTAGATCAGGTTGTTGTCGGCCCAGATGCGAATGACGTCGTCCATCGGCCCCTGGCAGAGACCCATCGCGAAGTTGGCATAGTAGGTGTAGACCGGCTCAGCCTTACCCTTCTTGCCCTTCTTCTCGCCCTTGCCTCCGGACTTCTCCTTACCCTTCGAGGTGATGTACTTCTTCTCCTCGCGGAAGTCGGTCGCCCAGAACATGTTGCCGGTGACGCGCATGGTGCCCCAGACCTGAGGGATACCACGACCATAGGAAGCCGACGACACACGCACATCATTGAGCTTGCCGACAGGCTTCTTCTTCCCATTCATGAGCATCGATCCGGCGATGGATGCGCCGAGGATCGCTGTCTTGAATAGAAATCCTCCCAGGAGCTGGGAGCCGCCGAGAACCGCAAGCTGCATTATGTCATTCCTTTGTAGGTTCTGAAGCCAATGATCAGTTCGTGCCAATCACTGAATTGCTGTTCGACAACCTTCCTCTCACGGAGGTTCGCATTGATGATACTCAAGCGACCGTAGTTGTCTTTGGAGATGATCCCGGTGTGCATCGGGAAAATCGATTGACGGAGAAGCACGATGAGGCCCGGCTTCAAATTCTTGAAAGGATGAGGGTCAGTCTGACCGTAGACCAGTCGAGAAAATTTCTCCGGCTCAGGATCGAAGGAGTATTGAATGGTATCTTCGATCTCCAAGCCGCAGGATCTTCCAACACCCACCAAGAGACCGATACAATCGACACCGAGACGATCCCTTCCGCCCTTCTTGAATTTGACCCCAAGCCATGAGCGGGCTTCCGTGTTGATTTGATCCAGTGTTGTCATCCGACTCCTGCCACTCTGAAATATTGACCGGCGCCGGGTACCCTTGGGTGTCCCCTGAAGTTCACGATATTCTGGAACTTGGCAGCGCACTCATCCGCCGTCTTGTTGCATCCTGCTGATACCGAGAACACGTCCCCAACCTGAGGTTGGTACGGAAGCGGTAGAGCCAATTTGAAAGCGCTGTTTGGTGTGTCGAAAAACATCACCTCCATGGCGCGACCGGCGTTCTGTCCGGTGTGGAAGGTAAGGACGCCCCAATCGAACCAATTGGCCTGTGCGCCTGCCGGATACCCAGCCACCTTGACCTCCGTAGCGCTCAGCGACGTGGCGCTGACCTCGGAGAGGAAGCGATACTTCGGGTAGCTGGTCTGCCAGCTTACGGTTCCGTCGACGGTGACCGCTCCGACTGATGGATTGAGTGCCACTCCGGCGACACTGGTCTGCCCATCATTCATGGCGACGTATTCGATGCCTCCGTATTGTTCGAATCCTGGTTCTTCCTCGTCCTTCGGCACCACGATAATGTCGAGATCGTCGAATGCGATAGCGGCATTGTTTCCAGGAATTTCCGCACCATCACAAATGAGTGCCACAGAGATACGACGTGCGACTGACGGGATCTCAGCTTCTAGGGAGAAAGCCCTCCAGCGTCTTCCTGGGACGATGTAAGGGAGAGGCGTGTTTCTCGTCGCTGCCGGAAGAATGAACCAATTCGGGTTCGGTCCGACCGGCTCGAAGAAGTTCAACTGCGCCTTGCCAGCCGAGTCTTCCCAGTAACCAAATGAGCGTCCGGTGAGGCGAAGCTTGTAGTCGCCTGAGAGAATGTCAGCCTCTGACAAACCAAGGTCCACCAGATCGATGGTGCTCGAAGTGGTGCCGCTGAATCGGACGACATTCGCCTCGTCGGAGACGTATGGGGTCATGACCAGGTCAGGTCCCCACCAGGATGAATTGGTCCAGCTCCCATCGGCTTTCGTCAGAAGCTCCGGATAATGTCGATTACGCTCGCGTGTGGTTGCTTGAGGGAAGAGCACGCGGTCGCCGGTCTGGTAGTTCTTGCCCTTCTGGTGCTCAGGCGGTGTGAAGATCAGTCCGCACTTCGCATCACCGACGTCCTGGCGGCACTCGTTCAAATACGTGTCACCAATCTTCATGCCGAGGAGGTCAACCAGACCGCGAAGCTCGACAAGGAAAGCGCCTGAGCCGGTCGTCTTCACTTCACCGAAATATCCGTAACGAAGACGCACACGCCCCATGGACTCATCTTCGTAGTTGATCAGAAAGACCTCGACCAAGGCAAAGTCGAAGGCGCCGTTTCTCATCTCGTCGTCAGAAATGCCGTCGTCGCGAAGGAAGCCGGTGATCTCCATCTCGTCGATAGAGAAGTTCGCCGTTGACTTCATCGCAGACTTGTTGAACCCCGCCGCCGAACGATAGGTGTTGCCTTCAAAGACAATATCCCTATCCAATTCGGTGTAGAAGAATTCCTTACGGTCCTGGCGCGTGATATGCCAACAGGTCGTGATGGTCGTCGTATCGCCACGAAGGTGAGCCGCCATGGCGGGCGAAATGGTTTTCATTCGATATCCTTGACTTCTACAATCGGGATCGACTCCCAGGATTGGTAATTCCAGAAGTCGTGGACGGGATCGAACACGTCGACGTCAAATCGAGCATGGACGTGAAATCTACCATATGGCAGAATAATTGACAACCCCAAAGCTGGAGGGTCAACAAAACTAACCACACCGGTCGCGTAGTTGATCGTGTAATCGGTGTTCTCTTCAAGCTCGACACCATCCACCAGGAGCGGATCGAGACCGGTCTCTTCCGGTTTGGTGATCATGCGATCATACTGGTAGGGGCCTGGATCGTAGCTCTTGATGAGTTGGAATTCAGTCTCGACGCCATCACCGATCCCGATGGTCTGATTGAAGATCTCATAGTCGCCGTGATCCTTGAACCGGAATGAGTAAGCGCGACCACGGCGGGCGTAGAAGAAGCTCCGCAGCTCAGCCAACTGTTCCTTATCCTTGATCCCATGGGAGACGTCGTATTCCGCACGCACGTTTGACCACTCCACGTTTCGGCGTTCGAGACCGGAAGCGAGAGTGATCACGGTGGTGCGGAACATTGGTCCACCCTTGGAACCATATGAGATCTCTTCGGGGAAGATCGCATTGTGGAAGGCCATCAGTTGTTTCTCCTACGTGTGCGCTCCTGAGCGGAGCTGAGTCTCTGACTGATCTGACGCTGATTGCGCTTGAAGTCGTCAGCGCCCTTGAGACCACTCAGGTTGAGGTTGAAGACGGTCGGACCGCCAGCACGCGATGACTGGAATTCCGACTGCTGGGAGTCGCCGGACTTGGCGGGCATATTCATCTCGACCGGAACCTTGCGTCCACGCGACAGCGGAATGACCGCCTCGTTTGGATGCAGAACTGACGGGATGCCACCGGCCCCGTAAGATCCTGTGTTCGGTGTGCCCTCGGCGTAGTGTGGCATGCGACGGAAGGCGACAGGATCGGTAGCTAGGCCACCTTCCTTGAACGAGCCAAACAGGGCGCTGAGGAGACCTCCACCCATGCCGCCCATTCCGCCACCAGAACTTCCGAGTTGGCTCAGGAGCTGCAGGATTGCGCCGCCGAACTGACCCAGGCCGGGGACAACGGACGACAGAGGTCCGAGGAGCGAGCTGATCCCGCCACCCATCTGCTGAAGACCAGGCTGCGCCGTCTGAGCACTCTGTCCTGCCTGAGCAAGCGACTGCCCGGCCTGCTGGAAGCTCGGAGCTGCCTGCTGGGCCTGCTGTCCGGCCTGCTGGATCGCTGCACCGGACTGCTGATCAGCAATAGCCTTCTGCTGCGTCGTCATCGTCTTCTGCTGAGCGGAAACCTGTTCCTGCTGCGTGGCAGTCTGGGTCTGCTGTGCCGTCGTCTGAGCTGTCTGTCCGAGCTGCTGAAGGTTCTGGTTCACCTGCTGGATCGATCCGGTAGTTGTCGGGTCAACCTGGACGCCCTGAGCCTGGATTCCTGCGGCCTGGATCGAGTAATTCGGATCGACCGGCTTCTGACCGGCGACGGTTCCATGGTGATGGACCGACTGACCAGCACCCAACTTGGGGCCGTCGAGTGAATTGATCCAGCCGAGGTTTTTCTTGGAAGAGAAGAGGGGGTTAGCATAGTTGAGGTGTCCACCAACAGATGACGCCTGACCACCCATACGCTTCGCCAGATAGTCATCCACGAAGTCGCTGGCCTTCTTTCCGCGACCGGAAAGCAGCATACTGTCCGGAAGATCGGAGACGCTTCTGCGCCCTTCCTTCCAAGATACAGGTCCGTTGATGTCGGAGAACTGCTTACGGGCGTTTACTACCGAAGTCACGGAGTCACCCCAGCGTCCCGAAACCTTGCGGTTCAAGATGGTGTCAGTAATCCCGGCAGCCTGGCTGTTGTAAGCGTCACCCTTCAGGTATGCGGCTGCCTCCGTCGCGAGGGTCTTCTTGAGGTCGGTGATTTCTTGAGGAGACAAGGTCAGCACGTTACCATTCGGATTGAATGGTACTGCAGGCATTCCTGAAGAAGCCTGCTGAGCGAGGCTTGAAGTTGCACCACCGGATCTTGTCACATCTCCGGGAAACGGCTGAGATCCACCGGAAGCAGTCGAGCTGGTAGCCATCTGATCAAGTGCGGCTGCGGCGTTCTGTGCAGCGGTTCCCAAGGACTCAACCTGAGGAGATGCTGATACAGAATTCGTTTCGAGCTGCTTGACAGCTTGAGAGCTGGAGGTGGTCGCGTCCCTGAACTGTACCTGGGCATCCATTGCAGTCTTCTGCATGTTGCCATTCATATCCAAGGTGCCGCGAAGCTTCATGGCGGATGTGTCGAGCTGGCGAAGACCTTCGGCAGTCTTGGCCTCTTCATCCGATCCGGAACGACCAAATCCTGGTCGCATTTCCCAGTCCTGAGCGTTCGCTGTGACAGCATCCTGCGCTGCAGCGTACTTATCGACAGCCGGTGTCGATACCGCCTGCTGGGCAGCCGTCTGCGTTCCTCCGAAGAGGTTGCCGAACATGCCCTTGTAGAGCTGGTTGATCCCGATCTTGATGAATTCCTTCAGGATCGATTTTGCGAGCGAAGCAAAGTCAGCCTTACCGTCTACAACCAGATCGGCGATCTGATCGGACAGCCCTTCCATGGCCTGAACTGCGACCTTGTCGGTGGCTACGCCAACGCGCTCGATGCCATCCACCCAATCCTTGAGAGGGCGGTCGTTCATGCTCTGCTGTGTCTCGATCAGCTTACGCAGTTCCTTGCTCTGCGCCGCTGTAACGTGAACGCCCTTTTCTGCCAGCTCGTTGATCTTCTGACGATGCGCGATTTCAACCTCACGGGCGTCAGAAGCCATATTCTGAAGACCCATTTCGTTCTTCATCTCGCGGACCATGGCCGCATATGGATCTGCAGTTTCCTGCAGCTTGCGGGCGTGGAATTCGAGACCGGCGTTGTATTGTGAGAGGGTAATGTCGCCTCTCTGGAGAGCAGCGTTCAGGGCAGCCACTTCCATCTTGTAATCGTTGGAAGCTTTTGCTGCGTCCTTGAGGCGCTTCGAGACGGAGTCCTTTCCACCTTTGGAGTCTTTGTCAGACTCCTTGAGCGGATTGATCCCTGACGTATCAGGAGTAGCAGCCAGCATACCGCCTGACGTGCTGGCACGCTTCTTGGCTTCCTCTTCGCGAGCCTTTTCGGCTGCCGCAGCCTCAGCTTCGCGGACAGTCTTCATCTCCAAAGCACGCTTCTTCAGTTGATCCAGACCAGCGTTGAGGAGTTTTCCCGCCTTCATCTTGGCTTCATCGACGCCAAACAGCTTGTCGACAGTGTCAGAGACGAGCTTGGCTGTGTCGTTCAGTGCTCTGAAATCCGACTCGATGTCGGCGGAATACTCCGCCATGAGCTGCGCCTCAGACTTCCATGGCTGGAAGATCTTGGACGTGTAATATTCCATATTGCGTGCAGCGACGGCGATCACTTTATTGATCGCAACACCGAATTCAGCAAAGGTCTTCACAATTCCGGCGAGCACGATTTGCGCCAGGCTGCCAAACAGTTGCTTGAAGTAGTCAGCCGTGAATTTACCCTTGTCGTTGATGCTGTTGAAGCCGTCTGTAGCGGCCTGGTCGGCAAGGAAGAACCAATCCAGGATCGCCTGCAGGCTGAAGCTCTCCACCGCGAAAGAGGCGCTGAAGATTTGGTCCTTGATGTCAGTGAAAGTCTGCCGAGCAACATCACCCAAAGAGATCGTGGTGTTGTTCACATCGAGCTGGGCACTCCAGAAGTAAGCAAGCGCACCTGTTGCCGCTCCAATGAGAAGCGGAAGACCAGCGAATGCTACGCCGACAAGACCTGCAGATGCGGCAACAGACGCCATGCCACTAGCCAGACCAGCGACCATTCCGATTGTCTTGGCAGTAATAGCGGCAGCCAGTACGGCACCAAGTTCTTTGATGTGGTTGACAACCCAGATAGCCGCATCACCCAGCGAGCGGATGCCGGTAGCGAGGGCTTCTCCGAGCGCCTTTGCCTTGCCTTGGAATTCGTCGCCATCCATCAGGGTAGAGAGCTTCTTGGCAACGTCGAGGATGGCGTCCTGAACGCCACCTTGTCCTACAGCCTGCTGGAATGTAGTCCAAGAGTTAGATAGGCGTCCCACCCAACTGTCGGCACGCTCCATGGCCTTTGCGACCTGAGGACCAAACTTTTCAGACAGTTTCTGCGCGAACAAAACAACGGCGGAGTCGTCTACTTGACCAAGCTCCAGCATTTTGGCAAGATCAACCTTCTTTCCAAGTTGATCTGACAAAGCATCTTCCATCAACTGGAAGGCGCCAGGAATTTGCTCGCCCAATTGCTGTACCAATTCTTCAGCACGGACGGCGCCCTTCGAGAAAATCTGAGTAAGTGCCCTGAATACTCGGGCCTGACCCATAGTATCTGTACCCATTACTCGCATAGCCGAAGAAACGGACTCGAAGATATACTGTACGTTCTCTGTTTCCTGACCGGCGAGCTTCGCAGCGGTCGAGAACTTTCCGTACTCTTCCATCACACCGGTCAGCGAGATGCCGTACTTGTTCGCAACACCAATAGCGAATTCCATCTCCTGGTTGGCTGTCGCCAGATTTGGAGAGGTAACGCCGATGGTTGTCTGGAATTTCTGAAGAGCGAGTGTTGCGTTGTAGACGCCGCGAGTAAACTCAGCCAGGGTCAACGAACCAAACAGGACACGGAGCTGCGATCCGGCCTGGTAGGACAGAGACATCGCGTTTTCGAGGCCACGCATGTTGCCGGTCAGGCGAAGAGCAGATCCACCTGTGTTACGGAATGACGACTGGAGGCGTCCCTGCCCGGCAGCAACTGTGTTCATCATTCTCCCGGCGTTGCCACCTGAGAGTGCGATGGAGTTGAAGGCCTGGGTGATGCCGGTGAGGTTAGGCGGTCGACGCAGTCTGTTCAAAGAATTGACCAGGCTGTCAACATTTCTGACCGCCGCAGCCGTGGGTCCACGGAACCCGGCAAGTGCGGATGTCACCGCCGCCAAGTTGCGGGCGACGGCTGGTGAAATCTGTGCCTTGGCGAGAGCACGCAGGAGTGTTGTAACCGACGCAGTGTTGTTGCGGGTCGGACCCTTGAAGCTCGCGAACGAGCGAGAGATATTCGCCAGGCCACGAGCTGTTGACGCATTGATCTGCGTTGCAGAGAGAGCGCGTAGGAAGTCACGTGTCGAGCGAACGGACGCTGCTGAAGGGCCTTTGAAGCCATTCATGGCAGCGCCCAGTTCTCGGACATTCTTCGCCAGCGATGGACTTACTCTGACGCTGGAGAGAGCATTGAGATCCTTCGCCATCTTCGAGAAGCTGGCATTGCTTTTTGCACCACCGGTGGCTTCGACGGCAGCCTTGTAGGCTTTCGTCGCTGCCGTGATCTGACGTACCGCAGCCGTATATTCCTTGGCACCACGCTTGGCGCCAGCGGCATTGATATTCAGATTAATTTGGTGAGTTTCAGCCATAGATCATCTTCTTGATTGGCGGGAAGAATTCTTCTTGTTTGTCTTCTTCTGCTCCTCGACCATTCGGTCGTAGTGATCCTTGAGGACCATGGCGTCTAGTTCCGGGAGAGCTAGGAGTAGAAACTCAATGTCATCTGACCTCTGGATGTCCTTGAGGGTGCAGATTGCATTGATCTCCTGGAGTGAGATGGGCTGAGGACCATTGGCCCCGACCTGCCTCTGCCGATTGAGGAGAGTGAAGATTTCCCATACCCAAACGATGTCTGGGTACAGGATGATTTCGGGAGCATCGTCGTCTTTGAACTTCTTGGTGACGATGCCCTCAGCCTGAAGCTTTCGGCGGTAGGCCTTCTTCTCTCGATCTGGATCGAGATGTTGCTTCAGGTAGTCTTTGAGTTTCCCACTGCGGCCTTGTCGTTTTCGGCCTTGAAGGTGTCGCGGGAAATGGCGAAACCAATGACCTCGCCACGGAAGTCCTTCAGTGCGTCATCGGACAGAAGCTCGACACCGAGGTCAGGCGTGAATTCAATCGGCTTGCCTTCGTCGTCTTCGACACCTTCCCAGTCGACGATGACGCCACGGGCGAGCTGCTGGATGAACACCTTTTCCAGGATCTCCGGATCAGGTTCCTTTTCCCGGAGCTGCGAAGTGTATGGCTTTTCGGCTTCCTTGCGGGCGTCCTGCGATGCCTTCGAAGACAGGCGGCGCAGCTTCAGCTTGATGCCTCCATCGAATTCCTTCCAGACGCCTTCTTCTTCCTTCTTGGAGTCGACGGCGTAAGTGCGGTGGAGGTTGGTCTTCAATGCCATTGAATTGATCCTTTTCGGGTAAGGGTGGGGAAGGGTGCCCGATCACCCCTCCCCGGTTGGTTATTCTTCGTCGGGTGACACCGCGACTATCGCGATGTCATAATTTCTGTCCTCTTACGAGAAATTGACGCTGGAGAAGCGGTCGACCTGCAGCATACAGGCGGTTGCCGGGTCGCGCAGTGCGGACCATTCCATTTCTTCCTTGACGTCCTGGTCGATACCACCCGGTGCGATGGGGTCCGAAGTGATCTTCAGGGCCGGGATCGTCCAGTAGTAGACGTTCGCATCCTGGTCCTTGAAGTCGAAACCAATCGAGATGGTGTCATGGTTGATGAAGTGGTTGTAGAGAACCATGTCTTCGAAGTAGGCCGTCATGCTGCCGGTCAGGTTGAAACGACCGGTACCGATGCCGCGAGCGAACTTGTAACCAACGGCATTCTGGTTACGCAGCGAGGCATCACCTTCCAGCGTCAGCGATTCAACAGCGGTAGACAGGACCTCACCATTCTTGGTCAGGTTGCCGACGTTGGTTGTCGCATTCATCACTTCGGTCGCGGTCGACTCCAGAGTGGTGTACGGAGCTGCACCCAACTTGGTCGAAGTCAGCGGCAGGGTCTCCTTACCCATGAAGTTGATCGCGCCGGTAACGATGGAGCCGGTGGTCACTTCCAGGGAGAAGGAACCAGCACGCATGCCGCTCTGGATGAAGTGCTTGTCAACATCGTTGAAGCTCTGCTCCAGGGTGAACGACTGCGGAGTAATGTCGGCAACATCGCCGGGGTTGCGGAGCATCGATCCCTTCACGGTCACTGCGCCAGGCGAAGCAACGGTAGGAGGGGTCGGGGTCACGCCGATGATGTCATCGGTCAGGCTGGTGATCTTGTAGAAGCCACGAGCGTTCGGAGCGGTTGCGGCAGTTTTGGCCGAAACTGTGATCACGGTATTGGCGTCAACCGTTTCGGTGATGGCGCCGTTTGCGTGGTTGCTCAGGACGTAGACTGTCACCACACCGAGGGCCGAGGACGCCTTCATGTTGAGGTTGCCACCGGAACGCTTGGTGTTGATCGCAAGGGCCAGCGAGGTAGCCGTTTCGGTTTCATCGACGCCGGTTGTGTAGTCCACGCCAGCTTCGAGCTGAAGAACGTTCAGGCCATCGTTGAATGTCAGGCGGTCGCCGTCTGCACCAGCGCCAGTGAAGGTGATGGTGAAGTTGTCCGAAGTGATTGCCGACACCGGCATGTCGACGAAGATCATCTGACCGGTCGAGAGCTGGCCTGCTGCAATGGCAGAAGCAAAGGCATCGTTGCTGTTGGAGTCGATGGTCGCTGCACCTGCGGTACCCAGACGGATATCCGAGTTGTTCAGAACCATGACGTCGTTGGCGTCGAGAACCTTGGTGTAGGCGGTCGAACCTTCGATGACCGAAGTCGCTGTGGTAACGGTGATCTCGGTGTCAGAGCCGACCAGGGCGACACTGTCGATCTCGAAGTAGCCGTTGTTGGCGGCATTCTCGGCGAAGCCTTCGGTCTTGATGCGGCGACCAGCAGTGAAGTAGCCGCTTGCATCGACGCCAGCGATCTTGATCTTGTTGTTGGCGATCCAGGAAACGGTCGTTCCCTTGAAGTAGTCGAACGTCATCGGGCGCGTCCATGCGCCGAGCACGAATGCCTGAAGGAAGTCGTCCTGAGAACCAGCCGAAAGCTCGAAATTGACTTCACCTTCCGAAGAAGCCGAAACTTCCGGAACGGACGAAACCATACGGTCAGCACGTAGTTCTTCGGAAACAGTCGTTTCCTTGTTCGCGGTCAGGGACGAAGAAGTAAAACGCATCGGACGAGTGACGCCAGATGCCGGTGTCACGCCCCAGTCGGTCGTAGCTTCGATGGCGTAGCGAATCGAGGCGCGGTTTGAATCAGCAAATGTCACGGTTTTCTCTCCGGTTTTTGCCTGAAGAACCAGCCCCGCCCGTTGACTTCAGGTAGATAAGACGATAGGGTAATTGACCCAATGTCAAAAATTCTATCCTGAAAAGGCGAAAACGTCAAACTTTTTGCCTGGTGGCTCACCCTGAATTTTCATCTCTCCAATAAGGGACGCTGACGGCGATCCGCACAAACTCCGATTTTGTGCCAAGGTCTTTTAGGACAGGCGTCTTGAAATTCAGGCGAGCGTTGTCGTCGAGGATGGTGGTCCATTCGTCAAAGAGACCGGCGCACGAGGTGGCGATCCTCTCGACATCGCCCATGCCGGTATCCTTCGGGTAGAGGACATCAATCTGCAGAACACCGACGTAGCGAACCGTTCGCTTGCCGCCCAGATTGGCTCGACGTGACTTGCCTTCCAGGATCGCCATTTCGACGTATGGTGCCTCAGACGGTTTGCGAGACTTGGTGTTGTCGAAAGCAAAGTGGATTGGAGGGACCTGGTTCTGAAGGTGATTGTAGAGGCGGCTTTCTACCGCCTTTCTCATTGTCGGAATACTCATCGGCTTTTCGCGCCTCCTTCAAGCGCCAACATCAGGCTTTGCACGGTCACTCGGACCATTCCCTTCGGGTTTCTCGAACGACTTGCAGTCGGAAGTTGTCCGTACTCCAGCTCTTCAATATTCCGACTGTTGTTCGAAAACCAGTATTGCCGGAACGGATCTCTCGTGCTCAGCGCGGCGAACGAGGCGTCCACGGCTGCCTGGTTGACGGGTCGGCGTGGTTCGGACCCAAGCGGCATCGAGTTGGTTGGGCCTGGAGGCATACTTCCCAGCGCTGACTTTGGTGCGGATGAATTTGGAGCATCCATTGACCAGACCCAGTTGCGAAGTGACTCACCCGTCCAGACCGGGGTCTTCGAGGTGACTTCCTCATGGACAAACGGCAGAGCGTAGTTCAGCTTCATCCGGATCAATTTCTCCGGAAGTTTCAGGCTCTCTTCCAAGCCACTCAGAAACCTATCCATGCCCTGCACTTCAATCATCAGGCAGCCCTGACGTGGAACTTGTGCAAGCTCTTTCCGGTCACTCCGAGGTAACGGACGACGTTCCAGGCCTTACCGTTTTCATCGACGATAGTGTCTTCCGTGGCCTGATCCAGTTCGATCTCGAACGTCTTCGCAGGGATCAGTACCTTTCGGTCGAAGAGAACCTGGACCTCGTCGTCCTTTTCGTCTTCGGAGAACGACGTCATGATGGCGCCGATGCCGGTCTGGTAGTTGTAGGTGTAGGTTGGAGATGCCGTATTGACGTCATACGCCCCGGTCGAGAACTGAACATAGTTCACGGTCGACTTCAGATCTCCGGTGATGTCGAATGCTTCTTGCACCATATCGATGATGAGGTCCTTGAACATTAGGATCTCCTGATTTTGGCGAAGGTAGAATTTCCGAGGATCGTGCCCAGGCCGCGAAGGATCAGGTTCAGTTGCGGGGGAACGACTGGGAGCGTGTAGTCGTCGCGGAAGACCAGCTCGATGGAGTCAACCTTCAGCTTCTTCAGTCCGTCCTGTCCGCGAGGTGCGCCTCGGTCGCCTGCCAGGAGGAAGCGGGCCATCTCGATGGTGGCTTCCTTGAGCTGGTCCGGAATGACGTCAGGAGGCAGCGGTGTGCCGTCTTTGTCGTACACGCCGGTTCGCGGGAACCTCAGGGATTGGTCGTCATATGTCTTGTAGCCATTCCAGCGTGCCTGTTGATCGAGGTAGCGTGTCGCCCATGACAGCAGGCGCTCCTTGTCATCATCAGTCAGAGCAGCCCAGGAAGCTGAGACGTGAATGTTCTGTGAGAGATAATCCGTCGCCTCTTCAAGGCTGACGTAAGAGTTGGAGCCGGGGACGTTATCCCCGGTCTCCACGATGAATGAATAAGCCATGGCGCGATCCTTCGAATTAGGCGTTTATTCTGACATCAAACGCCCAAATTGTCAAAAAATCTATCCGTGGCTCATATGAGAAAAGGCCTCCACCCACTCCCTTGCATCCTCCGAACGAACGCAGTCGCTTTCGGCGAATGTGATCAGGTCTGGGGATAGATCCATGTCCTCAATCATCTGGATGATGACAGCCAGGCCGGAGTCATCGATGTCGGTCTGATCGGTGTCGCCAGTGACGACGTAGACCGAATTTTCTCCCTTTCTCGTCAGGAAGAGTTTCAGGTCGCTGAAGGTGCAGTTCTGCGCTTCATCCAGGATCACCCAGCAGTCTTTGAATGTCCGTCCCCGCATATGTTCGAAGGACAGAAATTCGACTTTGCCCTCTTTCTCCCAGCGCTCAAGCGTGGCAGCAGAGACCTCATCCTTGATGGCATCAACGATAGGAACAAGCCATGGGGCAAGCTTCTTGTTGAGGCCTCCAGGCAGAAAACCCTGCCGGTGACGGGCGTGGGTGACCGTAGGTCGGGCAATGAGGATCTTCTCAATTCTCTTTTCGAGCAGGGCCTTAGCAGCCATACGCGCCGGGATGTAAGTCTTGCCGGTACCGGCAGGACCAATCCCGAAGATTTGAGTTCCGTCCGACAGGCACTCGATATAGTCGGCCTGTGTTTCCGTCCTGGCCTCAAGCGGAGCGTATCCGTATTTTGGCTTATTGGACTGCGAGTTCTTTCCCTTCGTGCGGCGAAGCTTTTTACGCTCACGGCGCGTCAAGACTTTCTGAAGGTCAGCCTCTGTGGCGGGTTTCACATCGGGGTCGAAGAATTGAGCTTGCACGTTCAACGTGATCTCCTAGTCTGGGATTGAATGTTCCCTGAGACCCTTCACGATGGTTGAAGCCTCAGAGAGTAAGCGCTCGATAGTGTCGAGCGTGTCTTTCGTCTGGACCTTTTCCGCCACCTCCTGAAGTTGTTGAGTTAGGACGATCAATCGACCGTGGGTATCCGCTTTCATCACAGGTTCCTTCTCTCATTGCGGGTACCTGCTTTTACCGCGTGGGGATAGAATATCAAGCCTAATGTGTGGATTTTTTACATTGAAGAGTTCTTATACCTTAATTTCTTACCTCAAGATTTCACATAGAGGCATAAACTAACGTTAAGGAGTCTCATTTTCCGACGTGATCCACAAATTTTGCATCAAATTCTATCTTTCTCTCCCTATCCTTTAGGTTGAATTTTTGACGCGATGTGCTCCAAAGTTTTCTGCATTTCGGTCTGCCTCTTGTCTGCCAGCTCCTCGACGGCATGAGCGATCCGCTCCACGGCCACCACCAATCTGTCGACGGTCTGGCGGTCGTAGAATGTATCTGATTTGTCTGAGACGTATGAGGCCTGCTTTTTCGTCCGGAAGTATTGCCCGATGGCAGCCAGGCCGAACACAGCACCTGTAAGCACAGTCAGCAAAAATTCAGGTGTGTACGCCATGCACTGCAACTTCCTTGAAATGTCTGTCTACAATTGCAGCATCAGTGATGGCTCGGATCACATTGTACATGTCGAGCAAGAGCAGAACGGGGTAGATTGCCATACCGGTACCCCAGATATCGGCTTGAGCGAAACCGATTGAGATTTGGACCCAGAAAAAGCAGGAAGCAAAGGCGCCAAATGCTCTGAGGTGCGGCGTTCGCCTCCAGGAACCATTGATCAAGAGAACGATCAGACGACCGCCTCCTGCGATGAAGCAGAGCAATGCCCACGTGTTCTGTGTCATCAGCGCCAGAAGCGGCAAGTAGGCCTCATTGGTCTCGAACAGCTCCGGACTGGCGGAGAGGACGATTGACCAATTCAACAACATGAGGGCGAGCGCCCATTCAGAGGCTCGAACCGGGAATGTCTTTTTCAAGGATTGCGAGAGGTGCAGAAAGCTGAAAGCCATCTCATTCGCCACCAGTCTTTTTAACAATCAACATCACTCGTTCCTTCCTCGTGTTGGTCACACGGTGTTTCCTTGAACACGGGTTTTGACTCTGTCGGAGGCCAGAAGGTCCACTGACGCACTACGATCAAATCATGCAGCCGACCGGCTGTGACTTCGAAGGGTTCACCCTTTGGATCGTAGACTTGGTAGTACATGTCAGCCTCGAATTAGGTGAAGGTGTGGGTCAGCCTTTTTCCATCCATGAGCGTATCTGCTTCCACAACCTTCATGTCGTTTATGATAACTCAATGTCAGAAATTCTACCACCATTTTCTCGGTGGCTCACAAGGAAAACCCCGACACAAAGGCCGGGGTTATAAGTTGTATCGGGTATGTTTTTGGGTGTTACTGGTTGTCTTCGTCGTCGTCGGTCTGATCGTCGTCTTCGTCCGGCTTCTGGGCCGTTTCGCCATCGTCGTCGGTCTGATCGTCGTCGTCGGTTTCGTCGTCGGTCTGATCGTCATCTTCGTCAGCCGGATTCGATCCTGCAATCTGTGCAAGCTCGATGATGGCCTTGATGATGTCGGCCTCGCTCTTGCGGCCATCGAGCTTTTCGCCGTAGCGGTCGAGCGCCAGGGCGACCATCTCGGCCTTCGATTTGCCGTTCAGCTCCTGCTCGATTGCAGATGTGTCGACAGTGGATGCTGCAGCCTGAGAAAGCAGCTCTTCGCGCTGAGCCTGCGCCTTGGCGAGGGCAGTGCGGTCGACCGGCGTCGTAGACCACTTGTTGTGTTGGATCATGTCACGCGCATTGGCCGGGGTCATGTGATGCGGTTTGTTGTCGAGGTCATAGACCGTGACGGTTGGGGGATTTGCCATGGGGGTTCTCCTTTGTAGGTCAGGGAAAGTTAGTCAAAAATACTGACAATGTCAAGTTTTCTGACATGTTGGCTCAAGGTTGAGTGAAAGTGTCCTGAATAATTCGGATCTCTCGGCGGAACATGACAGCTCTCAGGGTGGCGCTGGTTGTCAGGCCGGACAGTAGTAGCTCGCCTTCCGCACTCAGGATTGCTGCTGCATCGCCCTCAGATCTGAACTTTGGTAGGACCAGCTCGGAAGTGATGCGGAATCCGAACTTGGCCTCAGCCTCGGACTCCAAGGTAGGCAGTACCATCACGCTATTGATCTTCTTGCTGTCCATATTCGCACTGGCATCGGCTTCCAGCGCTGGCAGGGTCAGCTCGCCTGTCACATTCCAAATGAGCTTGGCTTCAGCCTCCATCTCGAAGGCTTGCAGTTGCAACTGTCCGGTATTATCGAGAGGACTGGTTACCTCGATATCAGCGATCAGTTTGTGGAGAGAGAAGTTCGCATCAACAAGGGTCGGACGGTCCAGCAGGATCTCAGCCTGGAGCGTTGGTAGGATCGCTTCTGATCGCACCACCATAGGAACATCGAGGACGCCCTCAGCCGTGAAACCGCTGAGGATGCCTTCCGCGATCAGGCCGAAGTCAACGTGCCCCTCGCCGTCTGCCTCGAAGGCTTCCAGGTATGTCTCGGACTCAATCGTGCGAGAGTCTTTTTCGAGTTCTGCATCCAGCTCGAATGAAGGTAGGTCTGCCTCTCCTTCAACAAAGATTGGCTGAAAGACCAGTCCGTCAGATGAAAGGATCGGAAGGTAGATCTCTGAGGTGGCATCATAGCCAAATTTTGCATCCGCCTCAGCCGTGAGGACTGGAAGCTCCAACGCCCCGAAACTCCCCCAAGGGACATCAACCTCACCGTCAGCCGTAAGCGGAGACAGGTTGGCTTCACCAAAAATCTGTCCTTCGTCAATCTCCAGAAGACCTTCCAGGACAAATCCCTGCAGCGAGACTTCGGCTGGTTCTGGAACGATGTCCCATTCGATCATACCATCGGTGACGAACCCTGGAATGATCAGCTCGGAAGCTCGCACTTCAAGCGGATGACGAACGAAAGCATCAGCCGTAAAGGCGTGCAGCTCCAAAAAACCATAGGTGAATGGTGCCGGGTCGTTTTCGATTGTGATGATCGGATCGACGGTCGACAGGAACGCGCTTGCTGGCGTCATTACAATAGGCTGAAGCGTGATGACGTCTTCTTGCGAGGCAGAGATAAGCGCGGTCGCTTTGAAGGCAGGTAGGTAGGCTTCCGAGATGATCCCTGTGTTGACTTCCCCTTCCCCTGCAGCGCTCAAAGCTTGCAGTGACATTGCGGAGGTCACGTTGTATTGCACTCCGGCTTCACCAGCAGCCGTGAATGCCTCCAGCGTCATCTCGCTGGTGATATTCAGTCCAGCGACTGGTTGAGGAGTGAGGTGAACCTTCGTTACCGCTCCGGCGCCGCCGAACGCAATGACGCTTCCGTCATTCTTGTTCGTGTTACCTTCATAGGCTTCTACCGGCGTGTAGCCAACGACATCAAGCGTTCGATCAATGTAACTATCGCCATCCTTCTCGTAGCAGGCATATGAGGTGCCAGCCAGACTCTGGAAGAACAGGTATGCGCCATTCGAGATGAAGGCCAGGGCGATACCCTGGAATGCCGGTACGCCGCCAGGGAATGCTGTTCCTGCCGGGACCTCAGAGAATACACCACCAACCTGCTTGACGATCCCGATGCCACCACCTGTCAGGTATTGACCAAAGGCGACATGGTTTCCGACCGGGTGCCACTCGATGTGCCAGTTACCGTTGCTGGCGATCTCTTGCAAATAGGTGGTGGACGTCGCGGTGGCGGAATAGAAATGCTTTTGTCCATTTCGTGCCACAGAAGCGAGAAAGGCACCATCGTGAGAGAACTTTACATCCTCAACGGTTGTGCTCATTGCTCGTGATGACTGCAGGGCGCCAGTTGCGCCTGTGACGATCCAGTTCGCAACTGTACCGTTGACACCTCCGGTAGCGATGTGATCGGGGTTCAGAGGAGATACCGAAATGCCTCGAACCTCAGAAGAGCCGGTGGCAAATCCGCCGACATAGGTGAAGGTATCGGTTCCAGTGTCGACGGTGGCGATGTAGACAGAACCGTTCGTGGCGCCAATATATAGCTTGGACTCATCGGCAGCCCACGCAATAGACGAGATGCCAATCGCAGGAGATCCCACCCAGGAAGTCGCTGTGTCGTAATTGCCAGTAACGTCGTTCCGGATCGCTACCGAAGGTACGCCGAGGATCGTGCCACGAAGGATGTATTTTCCGGTTGGAGATGGAAACACATCGTTGATGTACGTGGACCCATCGGAGACCGCGACGATTGTTTTCTCGACAAAACTGAGGGCTGCCATTTTGCCCTCCTATCGAGCAAATGTGATGAGATTTCCGTCTCTGAACGTGAAGGTCACTTCGGTGTTCTTCGGGATGGTTCTGTTCTGAACGTAGTCGAACCAAGCCAGAGGCGTATCGTTCGTGGCGTCATAAGCGACGGCGTATTTGAATTCCAGGTTGGTGTCGATGATCGTTCGGGTGATCGCATCTGCCTTGATGGCATAGATCGCGCCTTCGTCGGTCGGTGTGATCCCGGTGATCAATTCGCCATCAACAGGGTACATGCCCGTCGATACGGAGTAGACCCCAGCCCCATTCACTTCCGCCAGCGTCGAGTGAGTTGGATCGAAAGAGGCAAACTCTTT